ATATAAGCAATACGCATCTTTGCGGCTTCAGCATTTTCTTTAGCCCTCATCATTTGGTCTACCAAAGGAAGTTTATCTCCAATATCTTGCGCTGAAAGATTCTGAAAATTAGGGTCTTTTGCCATAGCAGGGGCAATTTGTGTCACCATATCCCGATATCCTTTTGAAACATCGGAATCTGGATCATGGCGAAGTTTTTCTTCAAATAATCCTTTGCTTTCTTCAAAATTCTTTTTAGCGAGTTCAACAAGTTGTGCTTGTTTATCTGTTGGCGCATTAATTCCAAATGCTTTTAAACCAGTGGCAACAGCATCACCAGCACCAGCAATAGCCGTAGGAATTACTGCATTTTTACGATTCTGAATAGCCTGAGCCATCATTGCGTCACGATCTGCTGCATCATTCGACGAAACTCCTAAAGGAGACGGTGGAGTAGTTGTTGCCGTAGGAGGTGGCGGCGTTGATATAGAAGTACTTTTATTTGGAGCAGATGAAGGTCCAGATGAAACCGCCGTTGGCAAAGATGTCGAAGATGGTAAAGAAACTGGTGTTGCAACTGCGGTAGCTGGGGGAGTACCGGGAATTTGGGACGATAAAGAATTAGCGGCCCCGTTCTGAGTGACTGTATTATCTGAAACATGGACATCAAAATCTGAAGGATTGCCCATGAATGGTTTTACAGCGTCCGTTGCATCTGGATGTTGGCTTAGTTTGTCAGCTTGGGCATTAATATCTTCTGGGGGGCTGTCAGGATTTGCCCCTTGCAGGAGTGCACGAAATATACTACGAATATCGGCCATTAGATTTTCTCCAGTCTAGAAACCCTCTGGTGAAGGTTTGATAACGCTTGTACTTCAGGTGGTACGTGAGGTGGGGCCGCCAATTTCTTAGGCGGTTTCGTTTTTTTCATGAATTGTGAAAACCGAGTCGTATCATTAGTTGCGGCTAAAGGAACAGGATTCGTAGAAGTATCTTTAACTGTGTCTCTCATAGGATTAGTATCAGACACGCGAGGAATTGCCATCGAAACCGTTCCGCCCATAGCCATTTTTTTCTTATGGGGATCAAATTTTGACATAAAACTGTGAAACTCCTCGTCATCGTTAGCAGCAGAACGAGGAACAACAACTTCTCCAGGGCTAAGTTTAGCATTTACGGTATCATTTTTTAGAGAGTCTCCTTTTACCTTCGCCTTTCCTGGTACTTCTCCACCTTCTTTGGCATGATGCCAATGTCTCGCATTTTCCGCAAATTGAGCCCGTTTCCGTAGGGTTTCATTATCAGAATGGGTCGCCTTTTCAACCTTTTTAGCAGGAATTTTTTCCCCCTGCGGTATGCCTAATTCTTTATGCAAAGCGCCCTTTTTGAGCCCCTCTAAGAAATGTGGGGTCTTTCCGCCTTTATTCATATAGCAATCGGGGTGATGAGAGGCTTTACCTCCATAAGCGTAACAATGTACGTGCCCACCGGCCATCATATGATCGGGATGTTCGGGATTATCGACCTCTCCTCCTTCTGCGTAGGTTTGAGCCGGACCAAATCCAGCCCCAATATCGGATTCATTAGTTGGCGCGTAAGAAGGAGGTGGTTGAGTTGCCTTACTAGCCATCATTGCACCAGCCGGTCCACCAAAAGAAGACCCTAAAGCTGTTGCTCCAGCCTGTAAAGCCCCCCCAATAAGTCCGGCACTTGCGTTTCGTTCTTGTTCTGTTTGTTTTTGCGCATCATTCGCCCAATTCGTTTCGATTCCGGATATACCCTGAGCCTTTCGTAATTGATCCTCATAGATTTGTTGGGGAACTTTAGCATTATATTCTCTTTGGGCATTAGTTGTGGCAGTATTAGCATTAGCAACAGCCTGGGCATTTGCTAGGTTGGCTTCTTGAGCTGCATTTGCAGTTTGGGTGTTATATAAATTTGTTTGATTGAGGGCTTGTTTATTAAAAACATCAATAGCATTTTGAGCCCGAGCTTTATTAGCCGCTTCACCATATTGTTGGGCTTCCATGGATGCACCGAGTCCACCTGCGGCTTGAAGAGCTTGAAGAGCGCGTTGCTCAGCATTTGCGGCAACATCGACCCCAGATTGGGCAGCCCGATTTGCGGTACCCTGTTCATTTATTAATTGATTGACGGCAGTTAAATCACTTCCACCAATTCCTCGTTGCTGGGCTTGTTGCATTGTCGCAGCATTTTGAGATTTATTTTGCTGTTCCAATTGATTGGTAATATCCTGCATCCTAGCCTTATCAATAGCGGTCATTCCACCTTGATTGGCAACTGCCTGTAATCCTTGAAGGGCTTGTTTTTGAGCAGCAGAATAAGTAGGATCAGTTGTTATGGCATTAAAAGCATTAGAGTTAAGAAGAGCCGCTTCAGCTTGGGCGGGAGTAAGTTTACCGGCGTTAACGTATCCAGTTAATTGAATCTGGAGGGACGTTAAATCAGGGGTTTTAACAGAATTGAAAGCGTCTATTGCCTGTTGGCGCAATTTATCTGCTTGATCTGAATTTGCTGTTCCGAAAAGTGAACTAAATAGTCCCACGGTATTCTCCTAGATTTGTGAAGATAAAGCCTGTTTCTGCAAATTTTGCATGGCCAAATATTTCTCTAAATCTGTTTTGTATTGGGGATTTTGTTCGTAAAGAGGATTGCTAATATTTGGATTGGTTGATTTTATTGGAAGAGTACTAAGAATTCCATTATATTCTCCACGAGTCATTCCTGCTTGTGCTAGATCAACATCTGTTGGATTTGGAGGCAAACGTGAAAGAAAATTTGCCCCAGTATTATTTACGGCGTTTGCTCCTGTAGTTTTAATAGTTTGTCCCTCTTGTTGCAGTTGATTATTGAAATTTGCTATTCCTTTATTAAAAACATCTCTAGTTTGTGCTTGGGTCTGTGCAGAATTTTCTTTTGCTTGTGGAATTGTCGTATTAATATCTTGACCAGTTTTAGTAAGATAATCCTGTACTGTCCCAAAATCTTTTGCCTGGGATTGAACTTTGGGATAATAGGTAGAATTTTCAAGGATCGCTTGATCCAATCCTTTATTTCCTTGCCCGTATACCCCAAATTGGTCTTGAAGAAGTTGCTGTTGGCCGCCAGTAGTACCAAGTTCTTGAGCTTTGGTATTTGCCTCACTTGCGGCTGTAGCTGCCGGTGTATACCCGGCAGAGGCCTCAAAAGAAGAAGGACCAGTATAAGCAGCGTTCCATTGTTTTAAATAATCTTGAAGTTGACCGGTATTATTGGTTAAACCAGCGGGATTAGTTGTTGCTTCCGCAGACAAAGTTGGATTATAATTGACTGTACCAGCAGCAATATCGGAAGTTGCCGTATTTGCAGCATTACTAATCGCATTTTTTTCTGCGGCTTCACTAGCACCAAGATTAGATGTAACAGCTTGGCCTAATGCTTCCCCTTGTGGTTTATTCGCCCCAAGATAATCTTGAACTGTTGCAAATTGTTGATTTGGTTGATTAGGTTGAACAGGAGTTTGCGTAGAAGGATTACTAGTGGTTCCTGTCGGCGTAGAAATACCGCCACCCCCTGCTCCAACTGAAGGAGAAGTTGGAACTGGATTTGTTCGTCCATAAGGGTCTTGGGGATTTTCTTCTTCAAGCCACATTATCGTACCACCGTCACTATGTTATACTGTGCGCCATTTGTTAAACCTTGGATTCCTTGAACCTGAATACTTCCGCCAACTAAAATCCAACTTGGTACAGCATAAATTGTTGGAGTTGAACCATCTGTTCTTGTAACGTGCATTGTAAGTTCTATTGGTTGACGAGTATAAGGCCACAAAAAAGAAAACTTATTTAAGTCTTGTGAAGCCGCTGCTGTAAAAACTAAAGTATTCACTACACAGGAAAAATTGTCTTGATAAGTAAGATTATTAGTGAGAGCCCCAATAACCGTTGTCATAAATAACTGCAAAGGATAAAGAAGTTTTGTAATCCAAGCAGGGGCTTCAGGAAAGTCCTGCCGCTGTAATTGCTGAATAACTGGAATTTTAGCCATTAGTGAAACTTCTGAGAAGAAGGTTGATAGAAAAGAATAAAACCATCAAGAGCAAAGTTTGTCAAAGCATCTGAATAATTTATAACCATATTTAACCAATGGCCGCGTCTTTGATTCAAAGGCACCCATCCACGGATAACTTGCGCCTGTGGTACTCCCCCACCCCAAGGAAAAAGCCCCCATTGTCCACTACCCCATCCACTCGAAGTAGCAGTTTTTGGCACAAGTGTTGAGCTATCTATATTGTCATAGAAATCAGTAAAGAAACCGAGACTAAAAGAACTAAAATCAGCGTTAGAAAAGATAGCATGACATTCCTTAAAGTGTTTCACTAAACCAGGATTTCCACAATGTTCCGGCACGAATTCAAGAGAAATGGCAATGGGTGTATAAACCAAAGCAGCACCGGCTGTCCAAGCTAAATTATCTGTAACTGTAAGATGGGTTCCGTCGGGGATTGCCGTAATAATAGATTTACGATCAGCTTGTTGAAGTTTCCATCCCACCTGTAAACCAGTGGTGCTATTTATAACAACACTCAATCCACTAGAATTTGAAATTGTAACAGGATAAGAATTATCTCCGAAGTCCGCCGAAGTATAATTCTTTCGTTCTTGGTAAAGAAAACGAGAACCAGCATCCCCTGATCCAAAATAAAGTTTATTATCTGTTGGATTTACAAAGCCACAATTAAAAAGAAAGGGAAACTGCCAATTTGTCCAGTTATCTGTCAAATAATTGTATACATAATACTGAGTGGCAATCGTATCAGTTGTGTTAGTTACTGTTCCAAAAATGTAAGTATTTTCAGACTCATAAGCAATGCCATAACTCACTGTATCGAAATTTGGATAAAGAGGAGAAGCCAATGTAAGAAGCTCTGCTTTTACTGGTAGAGATTTCAAAACCGCTCCTTCGCTAAATGTCATGGAAACAATAGTTGGATTTGAGAAGAAATAAACCTTATTATTTAAAACAACAGCAGATTCAATTCCTCTAAGAATCATGGTTGTATCCACTTCTTGTACTGCAAATGATCCAATGTCTGATCCAACTATTTGATAAACACCATCTTGTTTAAAAATAAGAATGTAGTCTCTTAAAGCAAGAATTCGCAAAATTGATTTATCGGCAGAACCGGCTCTAAGAATTTGACCAAGAGGAAAGGCTTCTGGTTGATTAAACTTAGAAACAGCAATGCCGTTTGGAAGAGGAGTTGCAGAAGAAGTAGCTGTTGTCGTACCTATATCGGGTACAAAAGCTCCTACTCTTGAAGAAGCACTTGTAAAAGAAGCTGCACCAATTCCGCGTTCTTGTAAAGTTATTTTACCTGGAAGGTCTGCATATCCTGAAGAATAATAAGCGTAAACTGAGGTATTGGAAGCACTTCTATTAATCACTCGTACTAGGCTATTTGAGGTATTGGTTATATTTTGAGAAGGTGTACCACCCGTAAATATTTGAAATTGATTTGTCGCAATGTTTTCTGTTGCTTGACCAGTATAGGTTGTTCCGGCAATCGTAATTGTATCACCATTTACCAGTCCACTTCCACTTACAGAAACTAAAGTAAGAAGCTGAGTTTGTTTTGAAGTAATATTAGCAAGGAAAGTAAACCCCTTAAAAACAGTTGCATCTGTAGCAATAGGTGGTTGATAATTGGCTTGAGCAATTCCCTGTTGGCTCGAAGCCGTGTAAATGAACGCTCCTTTTAAGGAATCATTAATAGAATCAGTTAGGGTTATAGTTCCAGCAGATAACTGACCAGAAGTAGGATTACCAGTAAAAACCAAGGCACATTCATCATTGGGCTCCGTATTTAAGTCCGCTGACATTGGACTTCTATAAATTTGATACTGCCAAGTGGTATCCATTCCAGCGGGTAAAGTAAATGTAAGAGACACATTTGTTGCACCACCAGAACTGTTGGAAACAACAATTCGTTGAGAAGGAGCCCCAAGGATTAGATTTCCGTTTGCATCCGTATATCCAAATAAAATTCGATAAGCAACTTGTGTACTATTGGTGAACCAACCGGAACCTGTTGTAGAACCGGAGCCATCCAATCCCGCTGGTGCACCGGAGGCTTTAATAGCATTTGTAATTAAATCCAGTTTTTTTACACCTGTATTGGTTAGAAAATAAGCATTTTTATTCGCTTGAATTCCACGAATGACAAGTGCATTGGTAGGAGGAGAATAACTACCAGAATAATCAGTACGAGTTGTTAAATCTGAAGAGTAATAAGAAAGAGTTGTTCCATGATGAACAATGATTTGATTTTGATAATTGTAAAGTTTATTTACAGTATCCGTAAAAACTGGCCCAACAGGTGCTTCTCCTCTTCGCTGTTCAATAACTGAAGGACGTGGCATAACTACATTCAAAGCCTGAATTAAAGCACCTTGAGGAACTGCCGAAAAATTATTTGGATATGTATATTTTCCTCTTGGTTTTATCGAAATGACCTCTTGTTCCTGAAGAGATTGATAAGGATAATTGGGAGGAAGATATTGCGGCCCTGCGGCCTGTTGTTCAGCCATTACCAACCACCCCATAATGGATTATGAACAGGAATCTTTCGAGGGCTTCCATCAACACGAGGGCTAAGAATTTGAAATAGTTCTTTCTTTTGAGCCTCAGCCATTCCTTGCATAACTTGAAATGCAGGATCACCCATGTATTGAAGCATACGAGCCGCTGTAAGGATTTCCAATAGTCTATGGCACTCTACAGGAATTTGAGGGATAGCAGAAAAATTAGCTTCTCCAACATAATCACCAACTGCAAGATTTGTAGGAAGCGGATTTGTGAAAGTAAGAACAGCACCAGAAATGTTTGTTATAGCCAGATTATCTCCTCTACTATCAAACGGAGGATTGGCATTAATAATATCAAAAAGAGTAGTATTAGCCCAAGTTGTAGGAGCAATGTCTACAGTGATTTGTTGTGCGCCAGCATTAATGGTTACAATTTTAGCAGAATTACCTGATGCACCTGTAAGAACAAGAGTATTAGGCCGACGAAAATATAAGAAACGAACGGAAGTATAATTTCCAGACCCAAGAAGATTTCCAAGAACTAGAACTGCAAGATTGTCTTGCATATAGAACCCAAACTGATAAGGAGCGTAAGCCCAAGATGATTTTAAATCTTCAGGATTAATATATTTCAGGAGAACCTTATTTCCACTTTGGTCAATAAGCATTATATCCCGCAATTTAGAGCCAGTAGCTCGTTGAGGGATAATATAAGTCGTTCCGCCTTGTACAAACGGCGTATCTGAAGAAGTTACAAAATACTCGCCCTTAACAGATTCTATAAAGGGCAAGATAGTTCCTTGTAATTCTTCAGAAGCTATACGAATAATGTCTGCATCTTGAAAAAGATTTTGGTTAGACGCACTCATAGCCCGTTGTTTAACAGACGTAAGGAGAGCGTTTACCGAGTAATCTATCGGCATTTGCGGCTCCTTATCGAGTTTCTTTTAGGCTAGGCCCAACCTTTCTTTTCTTTTTGTCTACAGCACTACGGATTTCTTCAGGAAGTTCTTCATGTAAATCTTCTTCAGTAGAACCATCTGGATGTGCAGAACCAGCTTTATTCAAAAGATCATTTAACACTTTCGGATCAAGACCATCATGTTGATTCTCGGAATTTTCTGGTTCAGCTTCATCAAAGTTTTCACCTTTATCTTCCGTAGGATTTTTCACACCAGCGTGTTCAGGATGACGAGGATGAATACGAGCAGCTTCATGGGTTTCCATGTCACTAACCATTTTATGAAGAACATCTTTGGCAAGAGCTTCATTTTCGTCCCTATCACCAGTTACAACTCCACCATGAGCATATTGTTTCATTTTTTCTAAATGAGACTCTTCCATTTCTGGTACATAGGCTCGAATATCTTCTTTATGCGAAAGATAATGACCAGAAGGGGCCGAACCATCCATTTCAGGACTATATTCTGCATCCCCTTTCAAATGCTCACCAGTTGGTTCTCCTTCATGTTGATAATCTTTTTCACCATGTTTATGACCATACTCATCTACGTCTTTTTTGAACTTACTCATTGTTTTCTCCTTAAATTGTTCGATATTCTCACGAACTTATTGTGCATATTCTGTTAAAATTATAACTTGTGTTCCGCCTAAAGCACTCCAATAAACTGTCGCTCCACCAGTCGATTTTATTTGAATAGTATAGGTTGTCGCAGATGTAGTAGCTGGGCTATCATAATAGCAGATAGATGTCGGCCAATCTGCTGTTGAAGAATCCGTTCTTCCAAAACCATTTGTAGCATCACCTAAATTCGTGCTACCTCTTGCGATTGTAAAAACACAACTAGAAGGACTTGTTGCGCCCGCTCCGCTTCCACCGCTAATCTGTATAAGAATTTTACTTGTATTAAATTTAGGAGTAATTGTTGCGGTAAGATTTGTATTCGTAAAAGAGGTTGAAGTCGTGTTAAATCCAGTAGTGGTTGTTGCTTGAACAATTTGCACGACAGGATAGATTTGATTTCCACCAACCTGATAATTTGTATTGGAAGCATTAATATTAGAGCCACTACTTCCAACAAAATCACCTGTAGCCGAAAATCTAAATCGTTGCGTAGAATTAGTTGCTATGCTAATTTCGTTAGTATTAGACTTATAAAAACCCGTTCCGGTATTGGATGCAAGATAAAGGCCTGGCGCACTAACTGTTCCATCTCCAAAACCAAAATTTTGATTACCTACAGAAACTAAATCTCCTGTTGAAATAATTTTCCATCGTTGTGTTGAATTTGTGGAAAAACTTATTTCATTAGCAGCAGACCGATACATTCCAGCCCCGCTACTAGCAGAAAAACTAAAACTGGGGGCCGAAGATGTTCCACTTGCTCCTAAAATTGAATTACTAAAAGTCCAATTTCCTGCGATTGTATAGGAATTCGTATCAGAATCTAAAAGAACATTAGCAGTTGTAACGGCATTACCAGGGTTAGGTAAAGTAATTGCCAGAGCAGCACTTCTAGCAGCTTGTGTAGCAATTGCAATAGTTATATTCTGTGCGTTTTGAACATACGTATCACTAACAGCATTTGTAGAAGTATTATAGAGAGAAAGACGACCAGCAGTTCCACTATTTACTGTACCAGTACCAGCAACATTTTGAAAAGTCGGCAAAGCTCCTGCACCATTACTAGTAAGAACTTGTCCAGAATTACCTACACCAGCAATAGATTGTAAAGCCCCGGTGGAAGTTGTTCCACCACAAAGAACGGCATAAGCTGTAGTTGATTGTAAACCAGTTCCACCATTAGCTACAGTAAGAGCCGCAGTAAGAGTTAACGCGGCAAAAGTAGGACTTGAAGATGTTGCAATATTTTGAGGAGTTGAAAGAGTTACACTTCCTGCACCAGGAGTTACTACAATTTGATTCGTTGTACCAGTTAGAAGGGCCGCAACAGGAGCGGCTCCTGTCGAGCCTATAAGTAATTGTCCGTTAGTAGGTGCAGAAGTAGTTGTAAGAAGGCTAGATGTACCAGAATATAGAAAAGAATTTGCAGTAAGACCAGTATCCGTTAAACCAGCAAAAGTTGGAGAGGCCCCGCTATGAATATTTTGAGGGGTCGAAAGGGTAATACTACCCGCCCCTGTTACCACATTAACTTGATTTGTAGTGCCAGTAAGAGTCGCAACAGCAGGAATAGCTCCTGTTGATCCTATCAATAGTTGCCCATTAGTAGGATTAGAAGTCGAAGCAATATTACCAGAAGCGTCTCCATATAAAAAACTTTTAGGTGTGATAGACGCTAAATCAGTAGGAATGATGTTTCCGTTAAACGTCAATTGATCGGAAGCATTTGTCGTTAGAATTAAATTTGCACTATTAGCATTATTACGAAAAACGACCCCTGGATCAGCACTAGCAAGTCGTACCGTTCCAGAGGTCGCAATGTTAGCAGACCGAGAATTATAATAAAGAGATTTTAAACCAAATGATGCTCCAAAATCAACATCGGCAGCAAGAGTAAAACTTCCACCTGATTTTTGTAAACAACCAGCAGCAATCCCGACAAAGAAATTATCAAGATTTGTTCCCCATCCTGTTTCTTGGGGCGTAGGTATAATATAGTTGACCGAATTAAGGGTAACTAATAAGCTCACAAGGGACTCCTTACGTTACGACTTAATTAGGAAATAGCGACTCCAAAATTCCGACTAGCAACTGTTCCATCCGTTCCACCAGTCAGGTTCGCACCACTCACTGAACCGTGGGCTGAAATCGCCAAAGTGAAAAGATTTCCAATCGCTGCGGCTGGCATAGCTGTAATCGTAACCACATTAGTTGCACTAGAAGCACGAACTGCATTTGCAATTTTAGCAGAAGTAGACGCATTAACCGCAGCCGCTAAATTGGTAGCAGTAATCGTATCAGTTCCACCAACATTATATTGATTTCCAGTAGCACCAGAAGCTACGCAAGTAAACACCACACCATTTATAGTCACAGTATCAGTAGCAACCATCGAGGAAAGAGTAATTGTTCCTGTTGCTTGCACACCATTCGTAAATACGGTTACATATCCAACGCGAGTGCCATTAAAAAGACCTGTCAGTTCATCTAATACTTGTTCTGTATCAAAGTCATTAGCAGAAGCATTAACATTAAGTAAACTGGCAAGTGTTTGACCACCATCTGCACAGTTGGCCCGAATATGAAGAATAGACATTGATTTTTCTCCTTTAAAAACGTGATCTTCTAAAAACCTTCCCCACCACTAGAGTGGAGACGCAAACTTCAAAGATCAAAAGTTCTTTTAGCTTCTAAACTAAAACAACGAATTACGTAAGGCTGATATTTTTTACTTTCACGCAACGGGCGGGAAGCAGAACGAATATCTGTTGGTTTGTCCAGAGACGCAGTTCATAGGCATTAAACCCAGGAACATACTGGAAGAACTCATCAGACCCCATCACTTGAGGCATGAACTCAATATCCATCGAACCAATACGTTGCAAATGCTCATAAGGAAGAATGAACGCATCCCCTTCCTTGCAAAACAAGGCCGGAGTAATATTCATCGTACCGTTCTGAGAGTAGAACGTAAGTTTCGTGGCACCATTCTCCATCAAGGTTTTCTTGTAGGAAGAATCAAGCATACGGGCACCCGCTTGAGAAGTAATAAGGTTCGCCCACACTTTCGGATTCACCAGTACGTCAACTTCGGTATCCAAACCACGACCAACAGCCGCAGCAACAGCGTTCTGAAGAGACAAGAATGTAAGTTTACCGGAGAGGTTGTCAATCACGTTTGATTTCCATAAGTCATACGTCGCAGCACTGATATTGAACAGCGTACCAGTGTTGGTGAGGATTTGGTCAACACCTGTCATTTCGTTACCGAAAGCAGAGTTGAAGAACACATCCAGAACCGTACCATTGGTCACAACAGCCGTATTAAGAGCCGTGATACCAGTGGAAGTACCAGACAAAGTAAGCGCACGAGTCGTCGGATTAACTGCCGTGATCGTGAACACTGAGTCCGCACCAGAACTAATCAATGAGCCAGCATTGTAGAACTGGACTTGAGCATTGACCGTACCGGCCCAAATACCGTCACTCCAAGTAGGTTGCGAGAACGCAATAATTTCATGCGTCGCATCCACGTTGGATGAACCAGTTTGGGAAGTTTTACCTAGACCGCTTCCACCGTACAGCGCAGCGATTTCAACGCGCTTAGACATGGAATCAATCATTCTTTTGGTGATGAGTTTCGTCGCGGAAAGAAACGCGGCCCCTGATCCAAGGGATTGAGACAGCGCATCGTAAGCGATTTGAGACACGAGAGTAATTTGAGCAGGACGAACTTGAGCATCCGGCACGTTCAAGCTGATAGGCCCGTTTAGAGCATAGTTACCAGCGTTGTTCGCAGCATAGGTGAAGCCAGCTTCGTCACTGAGGATAACAGGAGTATGAAAAGCATTACCGACAAGGGTAGCTTTATCAAACTCCACGTTTTTGAGCAATACGCGAGATTCAGGAATTGCATCTTGAATCCCTTTCGTATTGTATCGTTCTTTAAAGTCTCCGATAATAGACGAGGGAATTGTCGCAGCCATTTGTTTCTCCTAAATTTTCAATTTGATTTTTGCTAATGAGGCGGGATACGAAGTAGGCAGGTAAGCGAGGGGATTTGGGTGTTTCTTACGTTTCACCGTTCCGTCTTGTTTTCTGTTTACTTTGAGGCAAGAACCATTCGGTTCCCACCGCCATCCTTTCGGGTAGGTTCGGATTTTAAATTGTGCTGGTTTGAGGGAGAGCCAGCTTCCGATGCAATTAAACCATTTACTCCCGCAATTTCACGCATAGGTGAGATAAAAACTTTAGGGTGCATTTCTAATACAATCTTTATCCATTGCGGATGTTTCATATTACGCGAAGTTATAACTCAGTTCTCGTTCTAACAATGTCATAATTTGTTCCCAACCATCAGGATCACTAACTTTTTCACGTTTAACAAAATTACCTTTTTCATCCAAGACAATTCTGTAAAGTTGAAAACCACCATCTTTCTCTTCAACCTGATACGCAAGTTTGGGAATGACTCTCTTCACTGGTAATGTTTTTTCCATAATTATTGACCTTGCCTTTCAGCCTTAGCAGCTTGGTCAATGGTTTTCCAGAAATCATGGGAATTTTTCCATTGCTTTTCAGCCGGTTTATTATCAGGATTAGGATTTGTAGCTCCTTTTCCATTCTTCAACGGGTCTTTAATTTTATTCAGTAAATAGGTGCGAATTGCTTCCACACCCTCTTCACCAATAAGACCAACGAGTTGTTCGGCTGAGGCTCCTTTTAAGAGCCCATTTACTTCTGCTTTAATATCGTTTTCAATAACACCTGCCACATCTTCAAAAGAAAGAAGCTCACCAGTTTTCTGTTGAACAACTTCAATGTACTTCGCCATCTTAGCAACGGAGAATCCGTTTTTTGGAATGGCAGGATGTTTCTCAAGGGCAGCAATCGCTTCAGCATGGAATCTTTCTTCTAGGGATTTAGCTTGACGGGCAACCCTTTCTTCTTCAAATCTTTGCTTCTCTGCGGCTTCTTTTGCTTCGTATTCTTTTAGTCTAGCTTGGGCTTTTTCAAGTTCCACTTCTTTTGGATCACGAAGTTTGTCTTGAATGTCTTTTGCCACTTCATCATATGCAAATTTCTTTGGGTCAAGACCTGTCTTTTCCAGAAACTCTCGCGGATTCTCTTTCGCCATCTTGAAAAAGCGAATTGCTTCTTTACGAGCTTGGGCTGCTTCCAGAAATTTCTTATCAGCCCCTTTTGATTTTTCAATCATACTTTTTAAAGTGGATTCATCATATTCTGTGTCACCCACTTTAATTTTCTGAATGACAACAGCCTCAGCTTTTGAATCTACTTTAATTTTATCAGCAGCTACTTTATCAACTGGTGCTGATATCTTCGGATCAACAGGTGCTTTTGCTGGTTCGACAACTGGTACTTTTGCGACAGGTGCTACGGGTACGACGGGCGTATCAGCCATTTTACTATTCTCCTTTAAACGATTCCTTTTTATGAAACAAGGAGTACGTGGGTTTCCTCTAAATATTTTATTGCTGATAATAATACAGTTTTAGAATCGGCTGCATTACCTAAAAGAAGATTACAACTTGTGCAAAGTAAACCACGGATTTGTCCGGTTTTATGATCGTGATCCACCGCTAATTGCCGAGTTGAAGGAGATTGGGCTTTTAAACAAATAGCACAAATTCCTTTTTGTTTTTCAAATAAAATTTTATATTCTTCTAAAGACAGATTATAAGACTTTTTTAGAAAAGAACGTCTTACAATCTCTTTTAAGTTTTTACTATTTTTCTTTCGATAGACTTTATTATTCACACGAACTTTTAAAGGATTTTTCTTTTTCCAATCCAATGACCAATCAATAAAACAAGACTTGCACCAATTAGAGAGCTTGTCTTTTGTTTCTGGATGTTTATAGAATTGATTTAATTCTTTCGACTCTTTACATTTTCTACAAATTTTAAACATGACTTTTTACATCCAATAAAAATTCACCACAACATCATTTGCTGTTGGAGCCGTATTATCATTATCAGCTACGCCAGTAGATGCACGATATGAAAGCCCATTCATAAATTCTTGACCAGATGTTGAAATCATAATTGTTCGAGCAGATGTTCCTGGTAAAAGATGGGTTGCAATCGGCACGTCTGAGTTTGTAGGAGCCGTTGCTTTGTCATAAATTTTTAAATAACGGATTGCGGCATTTGCATTTCCAACATCAATGGCAAAAATTTGTCCCTTATTCGCTTTGATGACAACACCAGTTGTGGTGGCACTCAAATCTTTTGTAGTTTTAACCGGAAAATCTCCGTTAATTAAATTAGACATTGTTTCTCCTTAATGTACTGGCATTGGAGGCTGTTGAGGAATCATGGCCTTCATTTTAGCTGCCGCATCTTGATTTATAGCTGGACTACCTTTTGGCAAATTTGGTAAATGAGGCGGTGGAACAGGAGGTGGACTTCCTGGCGGAACATTTTTCACCATACCTGGAATATTTGGGGCACCTGGCATTTTAGCACCTGTAGGATTTTCTCCATTTGGGCCAGCGGGAGGTGGCATTGCTCCTTGTGGCGGTGGAGGAATCATTCCTGGTTGCATTGGCGGAGGCGGGGCCGGAGGAATTCCTAAAGCTGCACCAAATCTCGGATCAAGAGAACTCCACATATTTGCGTGTTCAAGAAGGTGCTGAGTAATCACGGTTGCTACTGTCTGATCGGGATTATCCCGTACTTCTGGTGAATTCAAAAGAACCGTATGTTCCCGAATATCCAATGGATGATTGTCTGTTGCCATTGCTTTTACAGGTTTTCCTTGCTGCAAAAGTTCGTTCTCTTCTTTGATTCTCATTACTTGAGAATTCTCATACTGATAAACCGGCTCAAGTTGCCCTGTCTGAAGTACATTTAAGTATTCCTCTTTTGTAGCAAGGCCAGCTTGAACTAAATCTTGCGCTACTTGAATACGACCAGCCAGTGTTTGAGTAAGAGGATTTCCTTCTTCAATAATGACTCTATCAATGTCCTCGATATCTTTTGCCGTAAATTGTTCAGCTTGGGCTTTATTCGCCACACCAGAAATGATTATCATTCTAGGTGTCGTGGCATAGGCTTTCAAAATATCAATAATACCCGTCCAAGTATCTTCAATGAGCCCGTTATAAGACCGAGAAAGTGGAGAAATGAATGTGAGAGCTTGTGAGGCAACAAAAGCCAACGCCGTACCAGATTTCAGATTTGCTTCAGGATTTCCCTGGATCGTGTCGTTCACGCCTGATATCTGAGCCATTTTCTTTTCAAGATATTCAATCCAGTTGAACACTTCTTGTTTGTTCATCAAAAGATTTAATGGTTCTGGTTTTGCCCCACCTGTAATCATTGGGTCATAATAAATGGCATTAAGCCCTTCTGTGAGTTGAGTTAAACTTATCGCGGCTTCTCTAGGTATAAGAATATTCTGTACACCAAAAGCAGCTTGGTTAGTACAGATAGCAGAACAAAGGGCATTATAAACTTTTTGTACCGGCAATAAATCCATTGCAACTGTATAAGCGAATGGGCTATCAATTTGTTCATCAGCCGCAATCCTCGCTACAGGAGCAGACTTATAAGGTAAATCGCCGTCAAACAAACAAGTGTTACTATCAAGGAATAAAGTAGTCCGTCCATTTGGTAGAGCCGGTGTTTTATCGTGGTAGAAAGTGTAAAGAGGAATCAAGTCCTCATTATTCTCGTTGATTAAATGTCCAAGTCTATGCCGCTTTACTTCTGGTGCAATGGACATTCCTTTAATTTGATCTGTGTACATTGGAAACTTGGCAATCAAATCCCACCGATTGACATATTTCCGTAAAATTCGCCATTTGGTTTCGCCGTATCCACCCTGAGCAAAATCGAAGATTACATCAAGCCAAGGATAAACTCCGGCAACAATATCTCCCTTCTTTTGCATGAGTCCAGTTTCAGTATTAGTGTAGGGTTCACCAAGAGAAGCATCCCATTCTCTCGCAACATACGCTGCGCTAAGAACAAGGGCCATTTCTGTCGCCAATTCAAACTTCTTGTCCATGTCCTGATCTCGGCCAACAGCTTTTAAAATGTTCTTACAAAAATTAACTTGTGCTTGAGATTTATAATCAGTGTTGGTGGCGATTGGTTCTGGTGTTACTCTCTGTGCTGTCACCAAAGAAAGAAGGTGCTTAAGAATAGCTCTGAAGTGGTTTATGTTAAGACGTTTAAATCCATCTGCTCCATAATTCGGATAAATATAGTTTTGTTCATTAACTAAATAATAATTATAATAAAGATCACGAGCCTTTAACCAACGACCTGTCATATCAATATGACGATCAAAATCAAAAACTTTCTGTGTTAGCTTTGAAATAAGAGCAAGTGTGTCGGGATCACTAGCCCAATAAAATTCTGAAACCTTGTTGTCTACCGGCATAATTCTCCTAGAATGGATTCTTAAAAAGTTTCTTTAGCTCATCATCTTGGGGATTAGGATGATAAACAGGAATCTGATTGTTGGGAAACATCGTAGTGGCTAAATCAAGTTTGTACAACGGAGGAATAGGATTAATATTTTGAATAACTGGTAACAACCCTGCAATTAAATAAACGAAAGCATCAATAAAATCGTAATGTCCAAGTTTTTCGCTTCTTGCGAATTCTGAATGGCCTTGTTTCCAAATGCCAAACTCCAACGACGCTATAAGCATCTTGCAACGCGGGTGGATAACAACTTTTCCATCTTTTACGAGCTTTCTTGCCTGAGCGACCATCCATTCTTTTGCTCCCTGGCCCCGTTCCTGGCTTTTTTTAATAATCGGTACAAAAGGTAACTGATGGAGCCTGGACAAATCAGCAAGAAGATTGAGATTATTATTATCCGCAATACGACGAATTCTGGTCTTGTTAGCTTTTTGATAATCTGTTTCAAGCTCTTTAATTCCAGCGGCCAATGCTTCACTTGTAAAATCATTTTCCTTTAAACAGAACTCATATTCAATTACTAAAGTTTGATGCGTCCAATCCCAATAGCCAAGAAGCCATGCTGTAAAATCTCTGTATCCAATATCCAACCCTTCAAGGATTGCATAAAACTGAAAATAATCATCCTTCTCAAGAATCTTAACAAACTTTAAACTATCCCATTCAGGAATAATATGAAGGGTACTGTCAACAACGAACTGAGCTAAAAATTCTCTTTTCCAAGTTGTACTGTCTTTTCCACCAACTTTTCTAGCAAGCCGTTCAATTTCCTCTGGCGGATAATCAGCGTCATAAATTGTGAAATGCGAATAAGCTCCATCTGCTTGTGCTGTCTCTGCATATTTCTTAAAGGGATGATCGGGAGTTGTTGGAGGCGTTGAAGGAAGAATTATTCGCTTATGAGGATTGGTGGAACTTAAAAGTTGGGGAAGGGCGACACTATTTATTACATCTTCCAAATCGTCAATTTGAGCAGCTTCATCAAGAATAAATAAATCAGACTTATTACCACGAAGATTATCGAACTGACCGTTATTAGCACCACACAACTTAATGTAGCTACCATTTGGAAAAACCCATTTGCTCTCAAGTTGTCTCCATGTTGGTCTAAAAGAAAGAGGACAGTCTGCTAAAATCTGATTAAAAATAGGAAGAAGAAAGTCTCGCAACGCATTTTGGTAAGGAGCCCCAAAATGAACCTGAAAAGCAGAATTTTGAATTGCCGTCTCAATGGCAATAACCGCCATTGTGAAAGTTTTACCTAAACGACGAGAACAATTTACAACATAGACGAGTTCTTTGCTATTCTTTATGTCCTGATAAATCTTCAGTTGGGCCGGTTTCAACTTGTATTGGAGTCGTCCCTGTCGCCAAGCCATTTGAATGACTTCCGGCGAGAGCTTCTTGTTGTCCATTCTCAATTTCCTTTAAAATTCTTAAGGCTTCTTCTTCAGTAGGAGTTTCAATCTCGCCTTCCGAAACGGGTGGAAGGGTATCTTTTCGTTTCCGTTCCTCAAGTTCACAGGAATCTAAAAGCCGAATCCAAATCTTTGCGGCCATTTCAGGATTTGTGGCTTCTATAAAATTTGCAATTTTCACCAATTTATCAACTGGATGAGTGCGCCATTTACCAAGAAGCCGACGCTTTGAATCAAGTCTGGCCTTTGTTGGACCCTTAGGTCGCCCGAGAGGGTTCGCAGAGGGCATCCCTTTTCCCCATTTAGGATTACCCAACGGTTTGTAGTCTAGGCCCATTTTATACCTATACGATGCGGGTAATTCGACGGAGACTTACAAAGCGGACAACGGTTACAAATAGGGCAAGGTCGCAAATAAGGCTTTGGTTCTTTGGCTGCATTCCTAGAAAAATCTAGAAGCTCAGGACGAGGTTCACAAGAAAGACAAGGATCGCCCACGCAAACATGAACAGGTATGGCATTAGACATCGGTCTCTCACGATCCCATATTGGGTTTATACTCTATTGGTTGTTTTACTTTTTGCATTTTAACGAATTCGAGTTCCATCTGTGCAAGCAGCATAAACAACTCTTGTCCTGTTTTAATTTCGATTAGTTCATGCGAGTTTTGAACCAGGTAGAGCACCCCGAATAAACCGGCAGAAACATCGTTCAGAGAAACAGAAGCAGATTTAGCATCCATACTAAGTACTAATTCAGCCATTGTAAGAATAGCCCTCTTTTCAACCCAAGACCTAAGCCTAGGAATGAATCGTCTCTCAAGCCAAGAAGGATGGTAGTGCATTTGATAATTGAAAAGGAAGGTGTGAAAGGCTTTTAAAGCCAGAAGATTATTAATAGCAACGGAGGTGCCGAAAGTTAGCATTAGAAATCCCCTAAATACGCCTTTGCTTTTTCTATTAAACCAGGATAGTCTTCTAAAACATGGACAATATGGGAATTACAAATATTACAAAGAAGTCCACGAACCTTACCTGTTTTATGGTTATGATCTACAACCAAACCTTTCTTTGTTTCAGTTCCTAAAATCCCGCAAATCGCACATCGACCACCTTGCTCCACTTCTAAGGTTCGGTAGTCCGCCATGGAAAGCCCGTATTTATTTTGCAAATGCCACGCTTTAAAGTCTTCTTTATGGATTTTATAGTATTCAGAAGTGTATTGTTTCCAAAGAGAACCTTTCATATAAGCTTTCTTATATCGCTTTCTCTTTTGATTCTTTTCATATGCCGAGGCGGAAATTTTATGGCACGTTCCACAATATTTATTTCCATAAGTATTAATACGGTCAAATGGATGGCCTCTTTGACAAATCTCTGTGTTTTGCTCAGAATCCACGGACGCTTATTCCGTGTTCTATCGTAACTATTCGGGCATTTAAATCCTGAATCTGCCTTTTGATCTCGTCTGGAAGCCCTGGCTTTGCAGCAACGACGGATTTAAGGGCAATGTAATCCTTAGCTGCCAGAACAATCAAAGCTGCTACAACAGCGTAGCTTAACGCCGCACTTCTCTGCCAAATGCTTAAGCCTAACAAAACAACCGTAACGGTGTGACTAAAATATTTATCAAGATTCATGCAATCCTCCTCAAGATTGTTAGAAACTACTTACTTGTGTGTAGGTGCCAATGGTGCTTCCTGGCAAAACGCTTCTCTGCATTCCCATCTGCACTGGACTCACCTGATTGCCAGTAAGGTTGCCAGAGTCATCAACTTGGTCAAGATCAGGATTTTCAAAAACAATAAGATTGACAGATGTGTCTCCATTTATAGACAGCACCAATCCAGGGCGGTCTTTAACAGGAGAGGTTTCAATGTGATACAAAACAACTGATCCGATTGCAATAGCCATGTGTTTATAGACTCCTTATGACATTTACAAAGAATTACTAAGATGACTAAATTTACTATAAAGACTAAATTACTATGTGCTTCTGAGGGCACTGGTAGGGTTTTTCGCACCCCCGAAGGGAACGGCCGTACTGCCACCTATAGGGGTAAGGCTGTTTCGTACCCTCTAGCTAAGTCTTTATACAACTTCAGCCTCTACAACCTCAACCTTAGACTTAGCAGGCAGCGTCGCCTCAAGCGTAGCAATCTGCTGTTTAGTTGCCCCATCCAGGTTCTTAAGCCATTGAATAACCTCAAGCATGGGTTCGGCATAAGCTCCCTTGATTTCCATATCAAGCAACAAAGCTAGATTATTGCCAGTGACACGGGAAACGTTTCTTAATTCATTTAGTTTCCGGTTGATTTCTTCGATTGCTTTCTCTGATTCTACACTCATTTCGTTTATTCCTCCTCAAGAATAGACTTGTATAACCTAAATTATCACGTAAATTCGTTATTTCAAAATCTCACTACGTTCGTTCAACTAAGTAAGTAAGTGTTTACAAAGTTATGCAAAGAATCTTT